TACTAAAGTGCTCCTGAATATAATCATAACGTTTATTCCATAATTGTTTATATATTCCTTTACCTCTATAGTCTGGGTGTATAAATGCATCTTCAAGTTTTAATACATTATTAGGTAAGAAGGTCATATTACACCAACCAATTTCTTTATCATTACAGATAGCAACCCAACCACAAGAAGGATGTCTTGTAGGATCAGGGGTAGCCGTTGGTAATCTAAAACCAATTATATCTATTTTCATAAGATTTGGGTAAATACAATAATAAATATATACAACTAATAAAAATACAAATTTTAGAATCAGAAAAGGAACCGTGAGGTTCCTTTCTGTATTTGAGGGCCTGTATTTGTAGGCGTCCTAAGCGCTGTCAACACTGGGGTTACTCAAGGTCCCATGCCAATTAAACACGGACTCAGCCTAACTGACAGCAAGTAACCTTTTGAAAAATGTTTGAAAAAAACAAATCAACCATAAATATGGGTGAAGAGTTTTAATCTAGCATTTTTCAAGGGCGTGCAATAATCTCCGCATAACGCCCACTTTACAGGCCCGGAAAAGCGGGCAAAATAGATTTTATTATAAAAATCTTTTAAAATGTTCTTGTAATGATTTATCAGCAATGTAATTTTCAAAATCCTCTTCATGGTCTTCCATTGAAATAGATTCAACACCATCAAATTCACCACGTTCAATATCTCTTTTTAAAGAATCCATGTATAAATCGATTTCTGATTTACTATATTTGCGATCAAATTTATCATTTAAATGCTTTCTTATATTATTTAATAACGCAACAACTTCCATATTATCTGCTTCATCAATTGAATCTTCTTCTAATGGTAATACCATCCCATGAGCATACTTTTCTTCAGTATCATCTTCATCAGATATACCTTTAATTTCAGCTCCGTAATCATGTGCTTTAGCATCTGGTGAGGCAACTTTATCAACATTTAAAGTATTATCTAGTTCGTTAACAAATTTACCATCAGGGCCATCATCATATTCGTCATCATTCAAATCATCTAAATCTTCTTTCATTGAATCTTCTTCAGGGATAGCTGTAAATTCTTCTTGTTCGAAATCATCCCCTGGATTTAATTCATCCATTATATCTTCTACTACATTCATAAAGTCGTTCATGTCTATGTTACCATCTATTAATTGGTCAACATGAATCATCATTTCTTTCTTTAATGTATCTTTTTTAGACATGTTTTCTTTTACATGACTTGGTTTCATTCCTAGTTTAGCTGCAGCACTTTTAACTCCATCTCTAGGTTCTTCTTTAGCTTCTTTAAGCTCAAACCCCATATCTCCTCCTCTAAGTGTTGTTTCTGCACTATCACGTGCTGATGATCTACCACCTACACTAAATGGGTATTCTTGATCAGAATGTTCTGGGCTCATAGGATCAAATCCAAATTTAAAGTCGTAAACTGAAAATGAATAATCTTCATCATATTTTCTTATTGGGTGAACATGGAATTCAATATATGTTTTACCATCAGGAGAAAGACCATCAAAACGTTCTACTCGAACACCTTTATCTTCAAGATCTTCCATTTTACGAACTAAATCTCTAGCCGAAATTTCTAATGTTCCAATTCTACCTCCTGCTACTTCAGTAAGTAATTCTGATAAGTTATATTTACTCATATTTTATTTTTTAGGTTTTCTACCTCTTCTTTTTTTTCCTTTAGCTGCTTTAACTACATCTTTGATTTCTTTAGATGCTGCTTTTACTGCTTTTCCAACCTGTTTAGCTTCTACTTTTACTGATTGTACTCTCTTTTTAGCTTCTTCAACTGCATCTTCAACCTCATCAGGTATTAAATCTCCATCTCTATCATTAATTTTGCCTCTTTTATAGAAACCGAAATAATAAACGGCTGCTCCTATTACTAAAACTACTACTATAAGACCTATAATTTTTAACATAATAAATTTATTAATTAATATTTTGTTATAAATATATAAAAGTTAAGTTAAATTATATTTTTGTTTATATTTACTGATAAATGATTTACCAACAGCTAAATCAATTATTTCCGCCTTTTCAGGTACACCAGGTAGCTTTTTAGCGCTAATAATATAATCAATATTTTTATTAAATACTTTAATTTTAGTTTTAGCATTTGAACGGTTTGATGTTTTAAATACCATTACAACCGGATGTTTCCCATAAGGTTTTTGATCAACTTTAAATTTTCCTTGTTTATTACCAGCTTGGAATTTTTGTTCTACTAAGTAAGGACCATTAGTTGATTTATCCATATCATATTTCCATATAGAATCATCTGTATCTAGATTCCATTTTGTAAGTTTAACTACATTTTCACTTGGTCTACCTCTATTTTCTGCCATTATTTTCTATATTTTTTAGCCACATAATCTCCTTCTAAATGGGATTTAACTATATGACAGTGTTTACAATTTAATTGATAATTACTTGGTTGTTCACCTTCTAATGTGCGTTTAATATTTGAATCAATATGATCAACATCTAACATTGATGATTGTGCTTTAGTATGTAATGTAGGATAAGCTTCTACAGGATCAAAACCACAACTTTCACATTGATGTTCTCCTTTTAGCCATTTTTCTACTTTATACATTAAATGAGGTCTATCTAATCTAATAGCAGCACCACAAATGTGTTTATACTGTGAATGTAACTCACAAACTGTAGAACGTATTTTTCTAGGATTATTACACCAAGTTACTCTACACTTCTCTCTTATCTCCATGTACTATTTTTACAGTTGGGAATCTTAAACTAATTCCACCTTTATCATTTTTAGTTTCTTCAAAATATTGAACAGTAATTACTTTACCTACAATTGAACCATCCATATACTGTAAACGTTGATCTTGGGTCCAACCACTACCAACTTTTACTTTATGCCCCTTATGTTCAATCCATACTTGAGATAACATTTTAAGTGTTTCAGATTTACCATCTCTAACTACTTCGTGATCATCAATATCAAAATCAATTACTTCATATTCAGCATCATAAAATTTCTTTACTTTAAGCAAATTTTTAGTACGTTTACCTTCATAACTAACATCTTTACGTATCATAAATCCTTCCCAATTATTATCAGTTGCTATTTGACCCCATTTATCAAAGTGTCTACCATCTGTTATTTGGAATTGATCTGTATAACGTAAAATATTAGTTGTAATATATCTACCTGTTAAAAATCCTCTTAATGCTGCTAATCTTTCACTTAATATAGGACCTCCTTTTTGGTTATCAAAATTAGGTTTATGAATCATATCAAATATCATATAAGCAGGATTTTCAATTTGGTGATCTTTACGTCTTAATTGTTTCATTACACCTTGAAAATCTTCATTTCCATTTTCATCAATTAAACAAATTTCACCATCAAATACAGTATTAATAATACCTGTTGCTTCAATCGCTTCTTTAACCTTATTTAGTGTAGTTAATTCTTTACCCATTCTAGAATAAAGTGTACATTCACCTTCATAATTAACTACTGCCAAACATCTAACACCATCTAATTTTCTTGATGCCCACCAAGTATCATTTTGCCAATCACATTTACCATCATATTCTTTAGCTAATGCAACTGAAAATGTTGGTATTAAATTGGGAATTGCTTTATTAATAACTTTATCCCCAGCTCTAATATCTAAATTTTTATCTATAATTTTATAAATTAAATCTTTATAACCTTTTAGGTTAGCATAAGTGTTAACTAATTTAATAGCATCATGCCCAGTAACTTCCCTATTCATTAATTTATCTAATATCTCAAAACAATCAATGGCATCACCCCCAAATAAATGTGGGTTTTTCTTACAGGTTTTACTTGTAACATAGAATTGCTTAAACGGATTATAAGTATACTCTAATGCTTTATGTACAAATGGACTTGCTTCCTTAATTATTTGTACTTTATCAGTGCTACTACTTGTAGCTCTCATTTCTTCTATAAATGTGTGTAGTTCTTTCATAACCTTTATTTATTTATTTTTGCTTCTAATGCTTTTATATGCTTACATTTACCATCCTTAGCCATCCACTTACCAGGACAATTACAATAGTAATTATTTGAGCCAGGATAATATGATGTTTTATATTTAATATCTGGGTTGCTACCGCTAACATTCATTTCAATTATTGGATCTAATCTTTTAGGTTTGGGTTTAATCCATTCTATATCTTCAACAGTAGTACCTTCAATAACTTCTTTCCATAATGGCATTAAATATGTTTTACCATTATTTTTAAATATTGTAGGAGGCATAACTGGGTGTTCGTATTTATATTTAAATCTTCTAGCAAATACAGAAGGACCAAAACCACTTCCAGGTATACTTAAAGCACCATTAGTGTGTACTATCCTAGTTCTATAATTTCCGTGCTTATTTAAATTTTTGAATTCCCAAAGAGCCATAACCTTAATTTTACTCTGTAAATATACGAAAAATAATTGTGGGAACCAAATTGGCTCCCACGTTTCTTATGTTTTTCTTTTCTATAGTATTTTTTCTTATTCCTATGAGGTGTAGGAAGTTTCATGGCATCATACCATTCATGCTGTGTAAGTGTAATTTTTTTCATAGTCTTTAGGTTGTAAATCCAAACTAAGGGCTTGGCATAGATTTTCTAATTGACCAGCATTATGTATTGCTAAAAAATCTTCATCTGTCATATGATTAAATAATGCTATTGTACTTAATTCCATTCTATTTCCCTTGGCCTCTATAAGCTTTGACATAATTTTTACTATTTTTTAATTTACTAGATTTACTTTTTGCATGTACACCAGGTCTTTTTTTTCTTTTTGAGGGAGTGTAATCATTTAAAACTATTCTTGCCATAATCTTTTTGATTATAAATATAAATCATAACCAGAAAATCGCCTCATATAATTAGTTATTTTTACTCCATTGCCATCTTTAGCTATTTTTCCTGATCTGAACCATTTTTTGACACTACCAGGTCCACCTAAATGAGCTGCTGCTAATATACCTGATTCCGTTACTAATATACCATCAATAAGGCACCCATCAAATCTATCTATATATTTTTGTAATTTCTTTTTATTATATAATAAATTTTGTTGCATAGCATATTCCTGCAAATCAGGACTATTTAAGAATGCCTCTTTAGTTACTTTAATTTTTAATGTTCTTAATGTTGATTTACCAAATTGATATTTACCCATGTATCCAAATCTATTAACAACAAAGTATCTATTACCTGATTCTTGATGCCCCATAGCGTACAAAAATTCATTCATTCCCCTAATTTCCTCCACTTTTTCCTCAACTATAATTTTTTCCTCTATAACGGGTATTGGTTTAGGAGAAGGGATTAATAATACAAATAATAATATAAAAGTTCTCATAATTAAAAGTTTTTTAAAAAATCACCCTTTATTGTTTTAGATTTTAACTGTTGGGCTTTTTCATCATTTTTAAGCATTTTATCAGTTAATTTTTCTAAATGCTTACTTTTTTGTTTATCATAATCTTGAGTTATTTTATGATGCTTTTTATTTAGCGATCTTGCTCTTCTGGCTTTTTTCATATTCTTGAAATATATTGGTTAACATCATCCTCATCATCATCCAAACCTAATTCTTTTAAACGTTGTAAATGATAATCATCAACTTCCCATTCTACTTTTTCTGAGGTTCCAAAATGCTCTTGTTTTGATTCTATTTGTTTAATATCTTTGGAATTAAAAATATCACCTACAGTCAAAAAATAGTGATTATAACATAGTAACTGAACATTATCTAAACTATAATTGTTACTATTATTATCTTTAAAATGGAGTAATAGAGGCATTTTATAATCTAATACCCGCCTCTCTTTAAAGGAACATATAGCACATTCTTCTGATAAATATCCCTGTTCTATTAAAGCATACTTAAGTTTATTAGGATCAAAAGATGATGCGGCTATTCTACCCTCAATTATTTCAATCATATGAGGCATTTTTTTCGGTCCTTTTAAAAATTTAGGAATACCTTTACCTGATTGGTTTTTATGTCCAGCAAATAATTTATATAATTTAGCCCACTTCTTATAATGTTGGTATGAAACATGAAGATACCTAGCTGCCGCCATATTAGATTTTGTTTTGGCTTGTGCTGCTAAAATTTGTTCTTTGGATAGGGGTTTTGCCTTAGGCATTAGCTTCTATCTTTATCTGTATTATTAATAATTTGGAATGGCCCTTGCAGATTACGTTCTTCTTTATCCATATTTAACATTTCTGCTTTTGCAGCATTTTTATCACCACGTTCAATAGCGGATGCCACTACATATTCTTCATATTGTTCTTCTTCCATTATAACTGTTTCTGTCCATGTATGATCGCCAGATCCTCTCATAATAGGAACACCTCGTTTAGCTCCTACCGTCGAACATTCAACGCAAAAATCATAACCATATTTAGTTAATCTTAGCTCTGGCATTGGTGCATCACATTGTGAGCAAGGAATCATTTTCATTTTTTGGGGGATTTCAATAGTCTGTTGCATAAATATATAACCTTTTAAAAATTTGGGTAAATATACGAACTATTTATTGGGAAACCAAATATATTTTAACAATACTTTATACCTTTTATGGTTTTTCCTTTTGGACTATGTGAATTATTTTTAAATAATGATGGTGGGTGACCCCATTTATAATTAAATAATTCAGCTGCTGGTCGTTCTGATTCTTTAAATCTTATTCCTTCTTTACCATTTTTAGTTGCTGTGCTCCCAAAATGATATAAGTGTGCTTCATGTGTTCTATTAAAACTAAGACCCATTAAATCTAACTTTAAGAAAAAATCCCAATCACAAATAAAAGGAGATCTATACATTACATCAAATCCACCAGCAGCCATATAATATTTCTTGTACATAGCAAATGGAAAAATACCACCATCAATAGTTAGCTCATCTTTTCTAATTGATTGTTCATACTCTATAAATGCATCATAATCAAATGCTTCTGGGGTACGTCCAAAATCTTTAACTGGAAATTTAAAAATGCCAGGACCTTCTGGTTCAATTTGATTTAAGGTAAGTACTGATTTTTCTTTTATGTTTTTCTCAATGGCTAAATCATAATCAACACAAAATACATTATCATCATTAACAACAAAAATGATTTCATTACTAGCATTCATCACAGCTAAATTAAGAGCTTGTTGCATTCCTTGATTTTCACCTAAATCTAATATTTTGATATTATCTTTATACTTATCTAATACAGACTGACTCTCTTCTATATAACCATCTACTGCTACAATAATTTCATTACTATATCTTTGATATTGAATAGCTGATTTTAAACAAATATCTAAATATTCTGGGTTTCTATAAGTTGGTATTATTACTGATATCATTGATGGTTTGGATTTATAGTTAATGCTTGGCCCGTATAATTTTTGTATTCTATTACCATTTCTAATCCTAGCTCTTCCACTATTCTATGGCAATCCTTACTATGAGCTGGGTGGTAATAATCATCAAAACCTAAGTATTTAGCATTCATACTAATAGCGTTTTTAGCATCTCTAAGCATCCCTTCATAGGTATGATTTCCATCTATAAAAACAAAGTCATATTTATCTTTAAAATTATCTATTTGTCCTCCTATATCCTTATGATCAAGTGTAGTATATTTAAATCTATCACCAAAATGTTTATTTATTTCTTCTAATGAACTTTGAACTGCTATTTCTGGTAGTATATCTATACTATGTATTTGGGCTTCACTAGCGTATAAAAACATTAAGCAGCTAGATCCTCTATTAAATCCTAACTCTAGGATATTTTTTGGTTTTGCAATATCACACATTGATTTTAATACTTGCCAATGGTTATCATAATCTACTTCCCCAGTAACTGCTCGAGACATTTTTTCTAAGTGTTGTAAGTGTTGTTCTTTTGTCATAATTTAAAATTTATATACTGCTATAACATCATCATAGCGATTTTTTTGTTTTCTAAGATCTATAATTTCACAATCTAAGCAATATTTTTTTAATTCCATAAAATCATTATACTTTTCATCTATATTATCAATATCCTCAATTACATAAAGACCTCCTTTATTAATACTATCTTTTAGTAAATGAAATGATTTTATTTGGTGTTCAAAAACATGACTACCATCATCTAAAATAATATCAAATTTTTTATTACCTAATTTAGATACAATATTAGGATCTGTTTGATCCTCTATAGTGATATCAAATCTATTATCTTCTAATTTTGTTGCTATTTCTTTAGTTTGGTTATCTAAGCCATGTATTTTAGATTCTTTTGAAAAATATTCGTACCACATTTCTAAAGATTCACCAAAAGCAACACCAATTTCTAAAAAATTAATTTTTTTGTCTCTATAAGGACTAAATAATCTTTCATACTCAGGGATGTAAGAATGTACAGTACCTTTATCTCCATGCCCTGCACCCCATCTCATTTTTCCCCTAGCTTGTGCTGAGTGAGTTTCAAATATTTCTTGTAAATTTTTAGTGGATTTTTCATAATCATAATTTTTCCAGTTTGTTAAAGGTGTTAACCAAGCTGTTTCTCCATGTGTTGAGTATCCAGGTAAGGGAGTTATTAATAATTCATTATTTGCTCTTAATTCCAAAAACATTTTAAAATCATTAGGATGTCTCTCACTAGTATGTTTACGAAGTATTTTTTCTGTACGCTTTAATGTAGATACTTTAGCTGCAAAAGTCATAGTAGTACTATTTGTTATTTTCCAATGACAAGAATTTGTTAAATAAACTCTTGTATCTTCAGCTCCACCTTTACAATAAGGATTTCCTCCTTTTTCGGGATCAAGGTATTTATCTGGATGATCATATAATGACACAAATGATGCTCCTAACTTAAATCCTTCATTTAAAACTCTAAATGAAATAGGTTTATGTAAATAGTCATTTTCTATAAAATATACTATTTCATCATCATCATAAGTTAATGCTTCATCTAATGCTAAATTAAAAGTACCAGCTCCATGACCCACATTAACATGTTTAATAAGGTGTTTTTTAAAATATTTCTGAATCATATCATCAGTATCCGCCGATATATTATCTGCTATAATACTCCATTGTGCTTGTTGAAATGTAAGGGCAGCATTATACAAACATTTTTCATTATTAATATAATTAGGTTTTTCTTTTTTATAACCTGCGTCTGATATTCTATAAATTACTCTCATATAACTAAAACTGGTTCATTAGCATTTTGATAGTGGCATATTCCTTCTATCATAATATTTTTATGGCTGGAGTCTATAATCTTTTCTGTTTTTACTGTTTCTAATAATATACGATATTTTTCATTTGGGATCAAGTGATATTTAGATAAATTATTCCTAATAATACATTTTTTTAAAAAATCCTCACATGACCACCCTTCAATATAATGCCAAACTTTTCCGTTATAATCTTCTATATCTTGGATATAATCATAAGTTTCATCTACATATTTTTTATCATAAAGATAATCTATTTTACTTGTATTTAAAAAATAAAAATTTGTCTGGGGGTAAAAATCATTTTTTTCAACTTTATCTAAATCAAAATTATATTTTTCCATTCCTCCATAACCAATACCATTCATATAATAAAAATCATTATCTTTATCAATTTTAGTATTTAATATTTCTTTAGTAAAAATTACATCATGTGCCGACTTACAGATCCATTTAATATTGTTTTTGTGGCAATAATCAATTATAGTATTTTCTTGATCTGCTATCCCAAATGAATGACCTCTATTTTTTTCTAAGTCTATTAATATACAATTAGGGAAATATTTCACCCATAATTCAGAATTTTGAGTTTTATAGTCACCTGAGTAATTAGTAACTATTATATGTTGTTTAAACTCTTTAAGGACAGGTAAATTATGTAATATATATCTTTCTAGGAGTGGGAGATCATCTTCACTACTTATATAACCTATAGAACAATAATAACTTTTATTTATTAATTTTTTTAGTTTCATTTTTCCAAAAACTATATATACCTTTTTCTAATTCATAACTAGGCCAAACAAATCTATCTCTCATAGGTTGTTTTTTAGCCCAATTCCACATTTGTCTTAATCCTTCTTTTAGATCAGTTTTATGTTCAAATCCTAATATATCAATTGATTTTTGCCATGTAGGGATTGAATGTTTTACTTCATGTCTACCTTCTAGATATAAAATTGGGATTTCAAAATCACTTATACCTTCTTCTTCCTGTAATACTTCAACTAACGTCTCAGCTGCCACATTTATAGGATAACTTTTTATTCCACCTAAATTGATAATTTCCTTACTTGCCTCAGGTTTAACAGCAGCATTCCATAATGGTTCTAATGAATCATCTATATAACTAAATGCTCTTGTTTGTTCACCATCACCAAATATGGTTATATCCATACCATTTAAATACTGGAACATCCAGATACCAAGTACATTTCTGTATTTGTCCCAGATATTCTGTTTAATACCATAAACATTATGAGGTCTAATTATACACCAATCTAAACCATGTTGTTCACCTGCAATTTGAATATCCATTTCGCAAGCATATTTTGCTACCCCATAAGGATCAATTGGTGCTTGTTGTTGTTTTTCATCAAATATACCACCATAACCATGACCATATACAGCTAAAGTAGACGTAAAAATCAATCTTTTAACGTCATGTTTTATACATTCATTAACTAGGCGTGCTGTTGCTTTTAAGTTGTTATCATAATTGTATCCACGTATAAAAGGCGATAACCCTTCAGCAGCATATGCCGCAAAATGATATACATAGTCAATTTTATGTGCTTCAAATATGTTTTCAATTGGGTGGTTAACTAAATCCATTTGCCAAAATTTAACATCTGGGTGGATATTTTCTTCAAAGCCTCCACTTAAATCATCAACACCAATTACTGTTGTATTTGGTTGGTTTTGAATTATCCAATCAGCTAAGCGACTACCTAGTAAACCTGCTACACCTGTTATTAATACTGTATTTTTCATTCCTTTATAATTATATTACTGCTCTTCCCTTCATATTTTCCCAATCTTTATTAACCCTAACTTCATTATTCTTTGTATTAGTTGATATTAATACAGTAGGATGAACAGATAAAGATTCTGCTACTTTAATTAATGCTTTAATATCTTTAGGAAAACAATGTCCTCCATATCCAAAATCTCCATCTGGTCCTGGGACGTTCCAATGAGTATTTCCTAGTCTGTCATCTAACATAGCATATTCTATAACTTTATCATAGTCAACACCTAATCCTTCACATATTTGATACATTTCATTTGCAAATGATACTTTAGTAGCTAAAAAAGCATTTGTTAAGTATTTTACCATTTCAGCATGGGTAGAAGATGTTTTAATAATATGAGCTGTGGGAAATACTTTTGAGTATATTCTTCTGAGTTTAGTGGTTGCTTCTCTATGTCCTCCCAAGATAACTCTGTTTTGGTTTTCAAAATCTAATACTGCATTTGCTTCAGTTAAAAATTCAGGATTAAATGCTATATGTAGATTTGGATATTTAACGTTTAGTTTTTTTGTTGTACCTGGAGGGATTGTTGATTTAATTACTACTGTTCTAAATAAATTTGGTGATTTAGCAACTGATATATTATGAAGTGTTTGTTCTACTAAACCTATATGGCAACTTCCATCTTTATCCATTGGTGTTGGTAAACAAACAAATATAATATCTTGTCTGGCAACTTCCTCAAATGTTGAATTACATAATTTTACTTTTAAATCATACGTTTTTACATCAAAAAAGTTTTTAAATTTTTGATATATAGCATTACCTACAAACCCTTGTCCTATAATCCCTATCATAATGTATTGTAATATTCGTTTTGTTTTTCTTGTCTTTCTATTTCTTTTGGATGATATAAAGCTAGCCTTTCTACTTGAGGAATATGAGCATACGTTTTATACCCTTCTAATCTTTCATGAACTTTATTTATCCATTTTATTTCTGGTTTATTTTTCCAAAGTCTCCATTGATAATCAGGCCAATTTACCCATCCTTTTTCATTAACATTCCATCTCCATTTATTAATATGATCTTGTGTTAAACCCTCTACTGTGTTAACTCTAGGAATTAAATAAACTTCATTATCAGGATTACCTTCTAAAATTACTGGTAGATTTTCAATTAATGTTTGGTGAGGAATTTCATCAGCATCTATTTGAAAAATATAATCACCATTACATAAAGACGTTAGATGGTTTTTCCAATCAGCAAAATGGTTATTAAAATCTCCTTCATACCAAATAAAATCATTATTTACAGAATGAGATCTTAAAAATTCTTCAACCCCCTCATCACCATTTTTGGAATCATATAAAATTACTATTTCATCTTTGCTTCTTTTATATTTAAGAAGGAATGAAACTAAATTTTGAATTTCTACAAATTCATTACAAACTGTAATAGCATAACTTATTTTCATATTATTCAGGTAAAACACCAATATACGAAAGTGCTTCTATAAACTCACGTTCTGAGTAGTGTTTTATAGTTGACATATCAGGTTTATATTTTTGGCCTTTAAATTTCTCTTTTTCTTCTTTTAGTACTTTAGCTACTTTAACTGCAGCCCATTTCCAATTATCCCTTCCAGTTCCATCTGCAAACACCATGCCTTTATCTTTTAAATTGATAATAGTGGGCATCCATATTTTACCTGTATCTTCTTCTTCATCCATTAGTTCCTTATACAATTCAGGGAGTGTTTCAAATTGTTCATTAAAAAAATCATTTCCTTTTTTAATTACGCTATTACTTTGAAATCCACACCCATAACACATTTCAATAGAAATATCTTTAGTTACTTCCTGGGTGTAACAAGCATCTGATCCACATCTAGTGCATTCCTTTAGGGCATCGTATTTCATAATTTAGGTAAGTTTAAAGTTGGTAATTTTAGTTCAACTTGTTTAGCAAATTTAGGAAGATTATCTGTTAAAAGTTTATTAACTACTTTTTTCATTTCATCCCAACTAAAGTTCTTTTTAGTATAGTACTTTTGTTTTTTTCCTTTTTCATTTAAACCTTTAGGTTTTTTAAAATATTCCCTAAATACGTTTACTGCTACTGACATATCAGGTTTAAACCATTGAGCTTCTTTAATTAACCAGTTATTAGCAGCACTTTGATGAACATTTTCTAATCCTCCGGGCAATAGTGTTGAATGTTCTTTTAGAAAATCAACATGACCCGACCAACCAGAAGCTATAACTGGTTTACCTGTTGTAGTAAATTCTAATAATGGTCTACCAAATCCTTCACCTTTAGTTAAACTTACCATACATTTAACTTTAGGGTGGTTATATAATTCATTAATTTCTGAATCATCAAATTCTCCATTTAGTATATAAATGTTAGGTAAATTTTTAGTATCCATAGTTTTTCGGATATGTTTTATTCTATCTAGTATTTCTTCTCTACTTACATACCCAGCTACTCCAGTTGATGATTTTAAAATTAATGCTGGTTTTTTCTTTTTGTTTTTGAAACTTTCATAAAAAAGTTTTACTAAAGCTCCAACATTTTTTCTATCATGTCCAATGCCCCCATTCATCCAATGTCCCACAAATAGGAAACAAAAATCTTCTTTAATATCACTAAAATCAAAAGTTTTTAATTCTGAATTTTTTAATGGTTTGTATACATTTAAATCTACACCTTCAAAAACAACATGTATAGGTTTTTCAACTTTAACTACATTTACAGTTTGGTTTGTTCTTTTATCCTTCTTCTCAAAATTCATATTTTCAAATGTATCTTTTGCAAAATTAGAAGATACCCAATTCATATCCATTCTATTTAAACCTTCAATCCATTCTGGTTTGCAGGCGTTTGCTTCTATGCCTGCAGTACAACCAATATTATATTTGCCTACAGGACTAAACTCATTGGGAATAGTTATTTGCATCCAAACATCGGGTTGAGAAGTTATTTGTTTAATTTGATGGTTATACAAAAATTCCCATTCAGAATGATCATTACAAAATCCCCATGAAGTGGATCCCCATCTTTGTGGTAGTAATTTTACATCATACTCATCTAATTCAATAATAGCTTTAACTATATCTCTTGATCTTGCCCCATACCCACTATAGGTGTCAAACGGACAACTTATTACAAAAACTGGTTTATTCATTAATATATAACTTTATGATTTAAAAATTTACCTTTATACTCATTAGCACTAACTAATTCATATTTTTCTCTTGGCTTCCAAGTGCTAAACAATTCATTTACTCCTTGTACAAATCTATTGGCTTGATGTGTTGATGTAAATCCTGCTTCATTACTAATAGCCCATTCACGGCCCTTTAAACCTCTTTGTTTCAATTCTTCCCTACCTAACTTATAGCATTCCTTTAAACGTTCAAAAGCATCTTCCCACTTACATCTATCATCATAAATGTAGGGTGTTGGAGGGGACCCTTGAATTGATCTTGAAGTTGGATAAACAGGAAATGCCCATTCACCATGATTTTTATAAGTGCCCCTATGATTAGAAGGTATATCAGCATCAGGAGTAAACCATTTACCTTTATTATCTATAAATCTCATTTGATCCTGCATTCCTCCTGTTGTATTTGCAATAATAGGAGTACCCGCTAATATAGCTTCAGTAATAGTTAAACCCCAACCTTCATTTGAAGTTAACAACATCTGAACATCTGTTATATTATATAAATAATTTAAGTGTTTTTCATCTAATTTGCTAGTACTAAAAATAATTTGATCAGGGAAATGCTCATCAAATAAATATTCTTTTACTCTATCTAAATTAGTACCATGATCAGTTACAATTTCAGTATGTAAAATTAAAAAACACTTTTTAGCTTCTTCCTTAGGTAAAGAATATAAAAATTCTCTAAAAGCTAATAATGTATCTGGTATTTGTTTCCTTCTAATATTTCTTGAATTGAAAAATGCTACAAATTTAGGATCGATATTCTTAAAAATTGAAGTTTTAAAATCAGTAAACTCTTTACTAGATTTTTCTTTTTCATTTAAGGGGTAAAAAAGATTTTCATTTTTACCATGAGGAAGATATTTAAATAACTTATTTGATTCTTTTCCTTGTAATACTAATTTATTAATATTTACAGTTTGTTTAGATATCCCTAATAATAAATCACATGCTTCATAAAAAGGACTATTATACATAGGAGCAGGATAATCATCCCAAATATTTAAATAAATAATAGGGCAAATTTTTCTTATTTCTGCCTCCATTCTCCATATATGAGTAAAATATCTTGGATCCGTAAATAACATTATAGCATCGGGTTTTTCAACTCCTATTATTTCTCTAAGAATCATTTCATTTCCATAACCATCAACTGGGTATATCTTTACATATGAATCTTTAATATTTGCTATTTTATTAGTGTCATCTGATAGGTCCAAAATTTTACCATTATCTGGATGTTTAATAGCTCCAGCTATTTGAGCCCAATTAAAGTGATTTGCAGTATAAGTAACTATTTCTTTTGCTACAGTAGCAACACCAGAATGTACTCTAATATCATCACAAATTAAAAGAATTTTTTTTCTTTTATCTTTGGGTATATAGTCAAAATTTTTATTGTCCATTTTCTATATCGAGATTTATTTGATTAGTAATTTGTTTACGAAAATCTTCATCAGTAAGATACAAAAACAAAGCCCGATCGGCAAGTTTTTGAAAAGAAAATTTCCGTTTCACACACTCAATCTTAAAATTCTCAAATAGATCGCTTTTAACTTTAACACTTGTAAGTGTCATGTCTTTTTTTATACTCATAATCTTTATTTTAATAACATTATTTTTATATACATATATTAGGAGTTTAGTAAATTATACCTTCTCCACAAGTTTCTTTATCTTCTTTAAAAGGACAAAACATACAATTCCATTTTGAAACTGATTTTGGATATTCTATGTCTTTAATATCCCCATTTACATTAAAACATTCGTTTATAAAGTTAGTAATTGCTCTTTTAGCTCTTCCTAGTTTAATTTTCCCACTAGGTGGTGCAAATGTTTGTACTCTATAAGCTTGATGGGGAGACATAATATTTTCATCATCCCAATCTAATACTTTTCTTTTTACAATAAAAAATTCAATATCAATATTATTTAATGGAACCCCATATTGTTCACTAAAAAATTGTTTATATAAAAGTAATTGATATTGTTTATCTTCATTTTTCTTATCTCTAGCATTCCACCCCTTAGTACTGGTTTTAATGTCGATTATCTTGAATGTCTGAGTTGGTTCATGATATAATACAACATCTAGATACCCTGTGTATTTTATGTTGTTATACATTTTATTTGGAGAAATTATTATAGGTAACTCACATCCTACTAAATGATAACCTCTTCTTGAAAAATATCTAGATCTTTTCTTTTTAAACCAATTTAGGATCCCAACTCCATCTTCAAAAAATTCCCTCATTTCTTCAGCAGATGAAAAATGTTGATTATTATTTCTTTTATATTGGTTTTGGTATTCGCCAATAAATTTTTCTTGGAATAATTCTTCTAAATCAATTCTATCGGCATTAGCAGCACTAGTATCAAACATTATATCTAAATAATGTTGTAATACCTCATGGATGGCTGTCCCAAATACAGTATGAATTGAAGATGTAAATACCCTAATTTTATCTTTATATTGTAATTTCCAACGATGGGGACAACTACGAAATATAGACATTTGCGAATAAGAGACATTTTTTTGATAAGCAAAATTAATCTCTTGGGGTGGATTATTTCTAATTTCCCTAACTATTCTAGGTATTTTTCTAGCCAAAATTTATTTTTTCCATTTGTCACGTCCTACTAACAATCCAATTATTCCATAATTGGCTATATCAATAAACGTATCTTCCATTCCTTCACCTTCAACAAAATTTTTGCCGTTAATAAGGAGGTTTTTTAATCTACTAATTTTATCAGTTAATCTAATTGCTAAACCAGTAAGTGAAAATTTTTTATCTTCCGCATTAGTTAAATCACCACCTAAAGCAATATTATTTAAACCATAATCCATATGTTTGCGAGCAAACATATCATACATTTCTTTTTGGATTAATTTAAATTCAGATGATAATTCTGGGTATTCCTTTTCAAAGTGAGTTATAACATCCATATATTCTTCTTCCCAATTAGTATGCTTAGCTTGTTTTTCTAAAGATGCTCCCAAATCAGCTTTATCATTTTCAACTAATTTATCAAATTCTTCTTCACTAACTAATTCATAGTACTTACTTACACTATCACCCATTAACTTGATCTTTAATTTGAAAATATTTTTCTAAAATTTCTAACCTTTCATCTGCAGAAGATAATAATTTTAATGCTTCAGTGCAATTATCCCAATAGTCTTTAGTTGAATGATCACCTATTCCCGCTGGATGGTTAGTTAGTAATTCTATACTTGCTAAAGCTTTATTTTTATCAGCTTCAGCTTCAGATTTTAAAAATTTATACACTTGTAAATTCATAATTTAATTAATTTAGTTATTTCTTTTTTTTCTAATCCCATACTAGATAATATACTTTTTATATCTATTTGGTCTAATATACATAAATATTCTTTTGCCTCTCTTACTGAACATTCGTAATAGTTTTTAATGTGTTCTACTAAATCTTTATTTGGTTCTTTATTGCTTGATTTAATATATTTATTCCATTTACTGTTTTTAGGAATAAATTCTTTATAGATATTATAAATCATTTTTTTCTCCTGTGGAGGAAATTCTTGAACATAATTTACTATATCTAAATAATCAAGATTCATACTAATAAATCTATGAATCATATAACTATTCCAAACCTCCCAATCTTTATCTGTAAAGGACTCTACGGGAGGTTTTGTAGTATTAATTGCTTTTAACCAATCAAAAATATTTTTCATTAAAGAAGTTGATCCTTATATTCTTCTCTTAATTCAGGTGGTAATCCTTCTCCTACAATTTTTCCTGATTCTGTGCATACAAACACTGGAATTGGCATCATAGCGTCTTCATCTGTACCTGTTACAAATCTAGAGACTTTTCTGATTATAAATGCTTGTTTAAAAGTATCACCACCATCAAAATTTTTTAAGGCAGTAGTGTTTGATAAATCAATTTTAGGTTGTTGAACCGGTTGTTCCATAATTATTTATTATTTATTAAATTTGAAATTAGCGACATGATATTTATTTCCTTGTCGATTCGGAAATTTGCTTTATATTGGTGATCATTAACTAAAATAGCAACTGTACCCTCTTTACCTGGTAAGTATTCAGATGCTCTCTCATATAATGCCCTAAATAATTCGTCAAAATCATCTACATTAGCATCAGCTATAATTTGACGAATATTATTAAATTTAGATTTATTGGCTAAAGCAGTAATAACTTT